GTATCATCAATCGCGCTTGTAAAGATGCTTCATAGGATTGTCGATACAGCACGAAAAAATGGTAATGAATTAGAAATTCTTGGTGGAATACTTGCGGTAGCTGTCAAAGGTTACCGCAAAACCATGGGTGAGCAACAGTCGGCAATGTTATTTTATAGCATTGCCGATGATTTGGCAACAAGTGAAATACATGATGAATGGGATGACAGTGATGGAGACGAATCAAGGTGAATTTCTTTGGGTCGAAAAATATCGACCAACAAAGATTTCAGATTGCATTTTACCCGAAGGCCTAAAGGAGACTTTTCAAAAATTTGTGGATGATAAAAACATCCCAAATTTATTGCTTACTGGTGGTGCTGGTATTGGTAAGACTACCATTGCCCGCTCCATGTTACAAGAAATCGGCGCAGATTATATAATCATCAATGGCTCGCTTGATGGTATTATGGATACACTCAGAGGTAAAATCGTAGGATATGCATCTACGGTTTCTTTATGGGGCGGCCGCAAATATGTCATACTTGACGAGGCTGATTATCTTTCTAATCATGTACAGCCAGCTTTGCGAAATTTCATGGAACAATATTCTCATAATTGTGGGTTTATCTTAACTTGCAATTTTAAGAATAAAATCATCGAGCCTCTTCATTCTAGATGTTCTACTATTGAATTTCGTATCACAAATAAAGACAAGCCTGTTATTGCGGCACAATTTTTGCAACGCACTTGTGAAATTCTCACGGCTGAAGGTGTTGAATTTGATAAGAAGGTTGTAGCTGAGGTTATTACAAAACACTTCCCAGACTGGCGAAGGGTATTGAATGAATTGCAAAGCAATTCTGTTACAGGCAGAATTAATTCTGATATCCTAAGCACGTCTATTGATACGGATCTTAAAGTTTTGGTAAAGCTGCTAAAGCAGAAAGATTTTTCTGCTATGCGGAAATGGGTTGGTGTTAATTCTACTATCGATCAGAATACTTTATATCGCCATCTGTATGACTTTGCATATGATTTTATGAAGCCAACAAGCATACCTAATTTGGTATTAATTTTGGCAGATTATCAATACAAAGCAGGTTTTGTTGTAAATCCTGAAATTAATTTGGCTGCATGTCTCACTCAAATTATGATGGATTGTGAATGGTTATGAAACCTTTGGAAGATGTGTTTAGTCTTGTTAGTGCAATTAGCAAGACTAAGAAAGATTATTTTAGAGGCGCGACAGAGATTCAAGCTAAAGCATTATACAATCCCTATATGGTCAATAAGGCATTATCATATCATATAGATACGATTTTGTATGCTAATGAGATGAATTCCCGCAGTCAACTAGATAAGCTGTTACAACATGACTATCTAATAAATACTATCAGGTCTCGAAGTAGACGTCCTGAGAAATGGCCGAAACCCTTTGAGAGCAAAGATATACAAACGGTCATGGAATATTATGGGTGTAATTATAATCGGGCTAAGGAGTATATGATGATCTTAACTCAAGATCAACTCTCCATAATCCATGACAGAACATTTAAGGGTGGGTCTGATGACACTAGATATAACAGAGATGGTAGAGGTACGACTAAAGAATCCTGAGGATTTTTTAAAGGTCAGAGAAACTCTAACTAGAATAGGCGTAGCTTCTAGAAAAGATCAGACCTTGTATCAATCTTGTCATATACTTCATAAGCAAAAACGATATTTCATCGTTCATTTTAAAGAATTATTTGCTCTTGATGGTAAGCCTACTAATTTTGCTGAAGATGATCTTATGCGCCGTAATACGATAGTGAATCTATTAGCTGAATGGGGTTTGGTTGAATTGGTAGATCCAAATATGACCAAAGAGAATGTTGCTCCCATATCACAAATTAAAGTATTATCGCATAAAGAAAAAGATGAATGGAATCTTGAGGCAAAATATAGTATCGGTAAGAAAAGGACACTCTGATGGCACAGCCTGTTGTTGAGGCTCTCAAGGTAGCTCTTGCAGATACCTTCACGTTCTATCTCAAGGCTCACTATTTTCATTGGAACGTCCAGGGTCCTGACTTCAAACAATATCATGATCTATTTGGTGGAATCTGGGAAGAAGTATTTGGTGCCGTTGATCCTCTAGCTGAGTTTATTCGCACTATGGGTTCATATGCACCAGGTACACTTGGTCGTTTCAAGGAGCTTACAACTCTAGTCGAACTTGAAACTGTGCCTGATGCACGCGAAATGGTTCTTGCACTAGCTGTAGATAATGCTAAAGTTCTACAGTCAATTAGAACTGCATTCACCGAATCTGAAAATGCTGGTGCTCATGCAGTTGCTAATTTCTTACAAGATCGTATGGCCGCGCATGAAAAGCACGGCTGGTTTCTTCACTCAACCCTAGGAAATAATGTGAATGACTAATTTCAATATGGTTGCTGAGTTTATGAATGCCGCTGAACAAGATGTGCATACTACACCAGCATGGCCTGAAGATAATATTAGACTTCTTCGATATAAGCTAATCGATGAGGAGCTTACAGAACTTCATGAAGCGATGGTCAATGAAGATATTGTTGAAATCGCTGATGCACTCACAGACCTGCTTTATGTTGTATATGGCGCAGGTCATGCATATGGCATTGATCTAGACCGATGCTTTGCTGAAGTTCATCGCTCAAATATGAGCAAATTTGTGGATGGTAAGCGCATTAAGAATGCGGAAGGCAAAGTAATGAAGCCTGACACTTATAGTCCACCTGATCTATCATTTTTACTTCCGGAAATGACAGACTTGCCGTTGACAGAAGAATAGTTATATGATAAATATAGACAGCATTGCCCATAAGGGGATGCTGTCTATAACAACCCTCGCTTAACCAAGGAGGAACCAATATGGTTTTATTTCCCGATCTGTCCAAACTGGACACATTTTCAGTCGGCTTCAATGAAGTCTCAAAGCGTCTGCTAGAGGCCTCAGAAAATCTTTCAAAAGCAGTTCCCGGCTGGCCTCCCTACAATATCGTCAAGGTAGATGAAAACAAATATGTCATTGAGCTAGCTGTTGCTGGCTTTGGTAAGTCTGACCTTGAAATCGAAATTCAGGAAGGTCGTCTGCTTATCCGTGGCGCCACTAAGAGTGATGAGAAAGCAAATTTCCTGCACAAGGGAATTGCTGATCGCGCTTTCCGTCGTGAGTTTCATCTCGCTGATACGGTGGAAGTCAAAAATGCGGAAATGGTGAACGGCTTGCTGAAGGTGTGGTTAGAGAATATTATTCCTGACCACAAGAAGCCTCGCAAGGTCGACATCGAAGAAACCGGCGATACATCTAGTAAGAAGTCAACAAAGCAACAACTCAACGGGTAATCCGTTGAGGATTGTTAAGGGGAGAGGCGCTGGCCTCTCCCCTGTTTTCATTTGGAGAAAGACATGTTTCAGAGAGTAGTTACGAAAATAAGAACCCTATATACAGAATGGTGTGAGAGTCAAGAAGTTGCTTATGCGATGGCCGATCATCGGATTGCAAAAGAGCATCGGATCTTGCTTCAAGCCAGACTAGATGAGCTTAATTCAAATAATCGTTAGGAGGTCCTAATGCTTTCAGCAGAAATCCTGCACCAATGTTTTCCTAAGGCCAATAAGGATAATCTCAATAAGTATGCTGATGCTCTTGCTTCGGCCTGTGAAGAATTTGAGATTAATACCCCTAAGCGAGTCGCAGGGTTTCTGTCGCAGGTCGCGCATGAGTCCGCTCAGTTTAGTGCGATTAAGGAAAATCTGAATTACAAGGCTCAGGCCCTAACCGCTCTATTTGGTTCTCGCATTACAGCCGCGCAAGCTGCTGATGTTGGTCGCGATGATACAACAAAGAAGCCTGCCAATCAAGAAGGTATTGCTAATATCATCTATGGTGGTGCATGGGGTTCTAAGAACCTAGGCAATGTAAATGAGGGTGATGGTTGGAAATTCCGCGGCCGCGGCCTTATTCAGCTAACAGGTCGCAGCAATTATACACGTTGCGGCCAGGGTCTTAATAAGGATCTGGCTGAAGATCCTTCATATCTGGAGACACCAGAAGGCGCCGCTCGTTCGGCTGCGTGGTTCTGGAAGTCTCGCGGACTAAATGAAGTTGCTGATACTGGTGATGTTCGTAAGATGACAAAGCTAGTTAATGGTGGTGATCTTGGTCTTGCTGACCGTGAACATCACTATCATGAAATTCTTGGTGTTCTTGGCGCCGAGTAATGTTTTCTGAGAATCCGATCATCGGTATAAAGCTGGTGAGCGGTGAGGAGATTATATCCCATGCGCGTTTCAATAAACTGGAACGCGCATGGCATCTCCAATTTCCAGGTATGCTAGTGCCGATGACAAGTGCATCAGGTAAGCCGTCTATCGGAGTTGGTGATTATCTACCTTTCACGCAAAATAAAGAAATAACATTACGCGAAGATTGTGTAATGTTTACATATATCCCTGATAATGAAATGATTACAGGATATAAGAATAACTTTGATTCTGAAGATTTACCTGATACAGAAAACGTTTTACCCTTTACACGCAAGTAAAAACCCTGTATAATAGGGCCTATGACAAAGTTTTATACATTTGCTTTTCAAATCGGTAACACGATTCATGTCCGCGGCTATGAGAACGGAATCCGTTTCTCTGAGAAGGTCAAATATCGACCAACCCTCTTTATACCATCAAAGCGAAAAGGCCTGACTCCAAAATCAGGCTGGAAAAGCATTTGGGGTACAGAGGTAGAGCCATGTCAATTTGGTGATATCCGCGAGGCCAAAGATTTCATTGAGCAATATAGCGATGT